GGAGTATGAGGGCGGAGACGCTGCGAAGCTCAAGTCCGTATGCGAAACATTCGATGCGAAAACTAAAGAGCAGATTCGCAAAGTCGCCGGCACCTTCTGGCCGAAGGCAACTGCAACTGGTAAAGATACTACTTCCCAGAAAGGGCGCGACTCCGGTGTGACTCAAGGCGGGACAGGCGAAAAAACCCAAGAACAATCTCTCAATGAGAGATACCCGACTATGAAAACTTAAGGAGGCCTAATATGGCGACCATGATAGGGAATACCTATTTAACCCTGCTTGACTATGCCAAGCGTGAAACCCCAGGTGGGGGAATAGACGAAATAATTGAGGTATTGGCTGCATCTAACCCGATTATAGCTGATGCTAATGTTATGGAAGGTAATCTCCCAACTGGACACAGGAGTACACAAAGGTCATCTCAGCCTGCCGGTTCTTGGAGGCTACTGAACTATGGTGTTGCTCCAGAGAAAAGTACCACGAAACAGGTAACTGATACCTGTGGCATCTTGGAGGCATACAGCAAACTGGATGTGGATGTGGCTTCGCTCAATGGTAATGAGGCTGCTTTCAGAGCTTCAGAGGACAATGCCTTTATAGCTGGATTGAACAGCACGGCCGCGACTGCTATCTTCTATAGCAATGCTTTAACAGACCCGGAGAAGATGCACGGACTCGCGCCACGGTACAACAGTCTTACCGCCCCTGTCGGTGCAACATCTTCCCAGATGATTAACGGTGGTGGTTCTGGTTCGGATAATACTTCTATCTGGTTAATCACTTGGGGTCCTCAGACCTGTAGCCTGATTTATCCAAAGGGAAGCATGGCTGGTCTGACAAACGAGGACATGGGCAAGCAACTTGTTACCGACTCCGATGGTAAACTTTATACTGCCTTTGTTACCAAGTTCCAGTGGAAGCTCGGTCTTATGCTGAAGGACTATCGCTATGCAATCCGCATCTGCAACATTGATGACAGCGACCTGACCGCTGATGCTGCTTCCGGCCCCGACATCATGAGTTTGCTGGTTGATGCCTACTACTCACGCCCTACTGTTGAACTGGGGAAGATGGCTTCGACATTCATCTATTGCAACAAGACCATTGCCAAATTCCTGCATAAGCAGGCACAGAATAAGAGCAATGTCAACCTGACTATTGATAGCCCTGCCGGGAAACCGATAGTCTCCTTCTTGGATGCACCGATTCATGTATGCGACAACCTTGATATTGATGAGGATGCAGTCAGCTAAAGAAAAAGGTGAAATATGCCAGAAGTAGGGGAAATTCGTAAGGCTATTGAGTTGGGTCGCCAAGACTCTCGTAAACTTATTTTGCACGCTTGTATAGATTGTGGTAAGGAACGGTGGGTTTATCTTCGCAAAGGGTTGCCTGAAAACCTTCGTTGTTGTAAATGTGCAACACGAGTGAGGAAAGAAAGGGAACATAAACAGCACGGCTACAAACAGAGCAAATCTTATGGTTATGTTGTTGTAAGATTAGACCCTAGCGATTTTTACTATAAGATGGCTACCAACTTAGGCATTGTACGTGAGCACCGCCTTGTTATGGCAAAACATCTTGGGCGTTGCCTTTTATCTTGGGAGGTGGTACACCACAAGAATGGTATTAGGGATGACAACCGAATTGAGAACTTGGAATTATTGCCAACCTCAAAATATCATTTGGTAGACCTTGTCCTCAAGAGTAGGATAAGTAAGTTAGAGAAAACCGTAGAGAAACAAGCCCAAGAAATCAAACTCCTACAATGGCATGTTAGAGGACTAAACACAAATAAAATTTTGGAGGAAGAACTTGTATATTGATAAAGAGCTTCTATTTGAGGAGGATTGGGACTTTGAGGCGGCTGGGGGTACTGACTATTCTGATAATTCTATTAACTTAGCCCTGGCTGCACGGGATGTCGGTAAGGGGAGGCAAACGTATGTCGTAATTGTGGTTACAGAGGCGTTTGTTGATGACTCTGCTGCCGGTGCGATAACCTTCACCCTGATTGAAGAGGACACTGAAGCCACCTCAACCACTGTTACCCTTGACTCCAATTCGCCCACACTGCTTGCAACCGAGGCGTTTCTCTCTACTGTAATGACCCTCGGGCGAGCCCCAATCGTTATCCCGGTTCCATCCGGCATAGCCTTGAAGCATATAGGGCTAAAGTCTGTGACAACTCAGACTCTTACTGCCGGGAAGGTTACAGCCTTTCTCGCCCTCGAAGCACAGACTAACTAGACACAGTGAAATTCATAGTAGAGGGGAGGCGGAGAGTCTCCCCTCTAGTAACTAAAGGAGGTTACTATTATGGGAATGTTTTGGAGAGGAGAACACACTTTTGCGGAACTCCATGCACTTGGAGGTGATATTGGAGCATACCCGCCCCCTAAACTAACCTACTATGTAGACAAAGAGGGTGGTTCTGATAGCCATACTGGATTGGGGAGTTGGCGAAATGCCAAGGCAACCTATCAAGCAGGAGTTACTGCTGCCACCTGTGCTGACAACAGATACAGAGATGTTGATCTCATCATCGCACCTGCGGAATACGATGAGCAGGTCGTTGTCAGTGGTGTAGCTCAAGGAATCTACCAAGGTAGTAGCACTTTCTATGCCTACAGGGCAGGGCGACTTCGCATAATTCATATGGGAGTAGCTTCTATCCTGAAAAACAGCGGAGTCGATACAAGCCATACGCTTCTCATCCAGCGCCAGAAGGTAGAACTTTACGGCGGAACTTTTAGGAACTATACCGACTCAGGCGATTTCTCTGCCGTATGCTGGGAAAGAGATACCGGGATTGGTGATGTAATTCAGGGTGCTATGTATGGTTGTAGAGTTGAAGGTCGCGCTTCAGCCCAGATAGGCATTGATGTAGACGCTGCACAATATGTTTGGATAGTTGATTGCTGGATTTCTGGCTTTGATACCGGCATCTTGATAGCTGGTAATGGTTTAGGTGCATGTACAGACAACTTGGTTAAGCATTGTATGTTCCGTGGCAATACCAACGATATTTTGGTGGGTGCTTCTTCATTTACTTTGCTTGAGGATAACATCCATTATGACCCGGACACTACATTATTCGTTGGGGACAGTGATTTCTCAACTAGGGGAGGCACTATTGCTGACCTCGTTGTAAAGGGTGGTATGGTTCATGCTACTGACCTTGCCAAGATGAACGCTACCAACATATACCATTTTGGTATAACAACGCAAGATGCAGTTGAGTGATAGGGGGATGTAAAAAGAAAAGACTTTTTAGGGGGGGGGCTTTATCTCCCTCCCCCATTCCGTTAAGACTTGAGAAATTTGTGGAGGAACAAAAGTGAAATATATCTGTCTTAGAGATTGCTTCGTAAAAGACCGGCTGTGGGAAAAGGAGAAAGTTTATGAACTCCCCGATGACTTTCCTAAGTACGAAAAGAACTTTGCTCCAGTTGGGGCACCTCCTGTTGTGGAAGCACCGATAGAACCCACACCAGAACTGCCACAGCTTAAAACAGAGCCTCAAAAGACGGCTACCGATACTCCTGCCGTGGTAGAGAAGATAGCGACTCCAGAAGAACCGCCTGTGGCAAAGGCGAATGTTCCCCCTGGTTTCTATTTCTGCTCCAGTTGTAAAGCAAATCACAAAGAAACGAGCAAGGTGGGGAAGAAGCACTTAAAATATAAAACAAAATAATTAACCGCGTACTCTTAAAACAAGGAGGCAAGTAAGATGTCAATTCCTGTAAGAAGAAGAGCGAACCCTTTGTTCGGGCAACCGACATTGGCTTCCGCGAATAATGGGTGGGCCGGGTGGATTAGGGGGAGTGTATCACCGCTAGACCAGAAAGGTTCTACCGGATGGTTAGCAGAACTTTATGGCGGTGTGCAGACCGGAGACGATTGGGCAAGGGTAAACATCCCAGTTGATGAGATATTTGTAACTGACTTCAATCGTGCCCTATGGTCGTGGTACCAGACCGCTGCTGAGTCTATGGGGCTTGGCATTGTTATCTGGATACATGACCCAAATGATTTTGACAATAGAGCCGAAGTAACACAACTCGGCGGTCATGCAGATTTGCCGAAAGCGTTAGGGTGGAACGCCTTTTCCTTCTCATCCGCTACCGGAGGTATGTTCTACTACGGAGAGGGAACTACCGGTACCGGCTTGACTGCTGGTACTCAATATACTTGGGCACAATTCCAAGCCGATGTTATTTTCAGGAACTGGTCTATCTATCGGATAACCTTTGATTGGGGATGGGAAGCATCCGGCACCTTTGAGTCAGCTTATGTTGCTGATGTAAAGCTCAATGGAGTGGCTGTTCCTTTAACCTCTGGGTTTGGTGAACGTGCTGGTGGAGAAACTAAAACACTTTATATTGCTACTTCCGGTACTTCTACCACGAAGGCAACCGCCTTGTCTCCGGCTACTGGCAAGAGACTAGTAGTGCATCAAATCAGCATGACTTCCGCATCGGCAACCGCCGCGAACTTCGAGGTCTATTTCGGAACCGGGACAAATATAACCACTGATGCTACTAAGGCGATTACTATTGCCAACCTCGATACCGATAGCCGCCCGTCTGAATATCCTTATTTTGGCAACGGAGATAAGGGATGCCCGAAGGGTCTTGCTGATGAGGTTGTGTCTATCAGAACTTCAGTAGACATATCTACTAACGGGTATTTCGTCTTCGTCTATCACGAGGAATAAGGGGGGAATGTCAAGTGCCTAGTGTAAATGAACAACAACGCAAGCTTATGTGTATCGCCCTCTCTATTAAGAGGGGGGAAACTCCTGCTTCATATAGTAAAGAGGCATCCCGCCTTGCTAATGAGATGTCGGAGGAACAATTGCAGGAGTATTGCGGGAGCAAAGTCAAGAAGTAAGGTGGTGAGAGATGGCTAGGAACTTATCAGACGTTAGACAGGAAGTAAAGCAGATATTGAGGGGTGAGTTCTCCGGCGATGTTACGGACGAGGACTGGAAAGATGATGAGATTGACATTCATATCGGGCATACTCTTGAAAATATATCCCTGGTATCCCCGAATGTGGTAAAGGAAGTTCTGACTACAATCGAGAACTCAACAGAACTTGATATTAGCGCAATCGAGAATCTACTCTGGGTCGAGAAGGCAGAGTACCCCACCGGGAATAGCCCTCGCGATTATCGCAACATAAAAAAGATAGACCGTGAGACTATTGAGCTTGACACGACCATTACCCCTTTGGCCGGCGGGTCAAGCACTCTCACTGGCACAGTAACATTCACCTCCGGGTCAACAGCAGTAACCGGCTCTGGCACCGACTTCGATGGTGAGCTTAAAGCTGGCTATCACATTAAGGCATCAGGTGGTACAAGGTGGTATAGGATTTATTCAATCACCGATGGCACGAACCTGGTGCTGGCTGAGGCTTGTCGGAGTGGAGATACCGGTGCGGACACGGAAAACGCCACTCAGTATTGCTATGAGACCGCCTACCTCTTCTGCGCCAAGCTCCACGAACTCGATGAGGACTCTTC